CTCCTTGCACATTTTCATATGTAGGAAACCAATTATTAAAAGCACTAGATTCAGCTTGCCCATTTCTTAAAATTGTAATAGGTGAACCATTTGTGCCTTCTGAACTCCAAGGACTTTGTGTATCTTTACTTTCTGAAGTATGTACTGCTGTAGAACTAAAACGAAGTGAATTACCCCATCTTCCTTCTAAAATTATATCACCTTCTACAGGATATAAATTTCTAATTTTAGCTTCTTCTACAAATGTTTTTCCAGGACTAGGTTCTTCTACTTGGGTTTCGGGGTTATTAGCTATACCTTCAGAAACACTTTCATTATCTACAGTATCAGTATTTGTAGAATATTCGGTATCTGGAGGAAGCATGTTTAAATGGTTCTTATTCCATACAGATATTGCATTTAAATAATAATATTGAAAAGCATCGGTATTACCAGTAGTTAATTGTTTATAAGAAGGACCTTTAACTATAAATACAGTTTCTCCTAATGTAGGTATTTTCTTAAAATTAATGTCCATTGGATAAGCTATAGTAGCTTGGGTAGTTATTTTATCATTAGTATTAGAAGCCTTTGATAAAGATTCAAAACGAATAGCTCCTATAGACCCCCATCCATTTGTAATTTGAAATAATGATTTTGGATTTGAATTAGGTTCTAAACTAACATCAACAACCCGTGCTGGGAATAATGGATTTTCATCTCCAATAGTTGGAGTTGAAGTTGGTTGTGCAATTGCAGAATTCCCTAATGTAGGATAATTTTTAGACATTATCTATTTTCTCAGGTTCAGGTAATGCTTTAATTTCAGGTTGAGGAGTGTTCATTTCTGCTAAAGATGCAAATAACATTTCTTTATCATCGTCAGAAAGTAACTCATCACCACCGTTAGTTTTGTTATTTAAAGCTCGTTGCACTACACTCGCCATTTTTATAAGGTGATCGTCGTTTTTAATTGCTAATTCCATGTATTCTTTGATTAAAGGCACAATCATAGTTGCTTCACCTGGTGAAGTAATTAAAGGTTTTAATCCTTCTATTAATGAACGTAATTGTACTTCTTTATCTTTTTGATTAACATGGATCTCCTTTAAGAGATCAGAGAAATTTTTCTTACCGAATAATTTTACTTGTGAAAAATCCATAGTTTATACTTTGGATATAAATATAGATATAGAAAAGGTTTACAATGACATACTTACATAACCGTGCTCAACGTATTGAGTTAATAGTTTCTTGTAAGTTTTTTTCATTTTCTTAATGACTTTAGTAATCTGTGGAGTACTTTGATTAGTCATTTCTCTTATATATATGTATATTCCCTTTTTATTAAAAATATCTAAATTTTCTCGTTTTCTAAATAACTCTATAACTGCATCCGCAGTTTTAGCATCTTCACGTTTTGGAAACAAAGTAAATAGATGAATATCCATGTACTGAATTAAAAAATCTACGAATTCTGATGGTCCTTCTTTAGACATTGAAGAATCATGTTCATTAAGTAACTTAATAGTTAAGGTTTGATCTTCATCAATATCCTCTACTGCTGCTTTTTGTTTAAGTTTCTTATAATTTGTGTTATTATAAAGTATTAAATAACGTTTTGCAATAGTTCCAAAATATGAATATGCTTTACCTTTACCTTGTTGGTATAAGTGAAGTTTTTCTAATAAAAAAGCAGTTACTTCATGTTGTAGTTCAGCTATAGTATCAACTTCAGTATAATAAAATTTAAACGTATGAATTATGTTTTCTGTTAATTTATGAAAACCATACCATATACGTTCATTATATATTTTATTCCTAGTATCTTGATTAGTTTCAGCTAAATATTCTATAATAGCATCTTCTGTATCTTGGGTAAAATATTGATTTTTAGTTTTAGGCTTACGAAGTCGAATAGTCCCCTTTTTAGTATATTGGGGACCTTCATCTTTTACGGGTACAGTTAGAACTTTCTCCTTAAGAGATTCGTCAATTGGTTGGAGCATTTATTATTTGTTGATATTGTACTCATTAATGTATTCTTGAATTTCTTTAATCCCTGTAAAAAACCAACCAATTTCATCGTCTGATTGAAATATTTGTTTAGAATCAATTTCTTTAATTTTTCTATTAGATTCTGTCATTATTGTAGATATTTGTTGAATGTAAGTATCTTGGGCTACATTCATATCTTCTAATTTTTCATTTTTCTTTAATAAATTAACTATTACATATACAAAACCTAAAATAAAAAAGATTGTAACGTTAATAAGAACTATTAAAAGGGTTGTTGAAATTGTCATATTATAAATTTTTAACTAGGTCCATTAAATTATTATCTTTAGAACCAATTTTTCCTAAATTAGAATTAACTCTATCTTGTTTAGTTGTTTTTTGTTTAGGAGGAACTGGGGTAGAAAATTTACTTAACCATTCTCTTTCAAATTCTATTCTAGATGCCATAAGATCTGCTTGATGGACAATAAAAGGAAGAGAAGTACGTGGTTTTGTTTCGGGCATAAAGGATTTTAAATAAGCTTTATTAGCATCATCATATAATCCATCGTGTGTTTTAATTGTAATCCATTCATTAGTAGTAAGATTAATACCTTGTTGTTGAAGTAAAAACAAAGAACGATCAGGTACAGTCATATACTCAATTTTAGTATTAAAAGTATACATTTCACCTAAATTTTTCTTTCTCCATTCATCTGTTGAAGGATGAACTGAAGTTTCTTCAAGGCTACCAATTTTACCTAAATCATGGTTTAAAGCGGAGACAAATAATTCTTCATCTGTGTACGTATCTGATGTTCCCATTTCCTTCCATACGGCACTCACTTTAAAGGCAGCAGTAATTACACGTACTACGTGATCCACATACCCTCCTGGGAAACAATTGTGATAAGCCTTCTTATGAGAAGCTGGGAGTAGAGCGATACGTTCATCTAGTGAATTATAAAAATCTAAAAATTGTTGTTTACGTTCTCCTGTGATATATTTTTCAATACCTGAGAGTAATACTCCAAAATTTTCGTTAACTTGCTCCGCGTTTAAAACCATCTATATTTGTGTTTTGAAATCTGAATGTTCGTTATTCAATAGTGTTTGAATACTTTCTAGTTCTTCTTTTAAATCATCAATTGTTTGATTAACCTCAATATGCTCACCTCTCTGAGAGTAGTGTTTAACTGAATTTAATCGGTTGATCAATCTTTCTAATTTACCTTGAATAAGTTCTTTATATCTCATTGTAATATGAATTAATTATTTGTGCTGCCTCGTCTATATTAATAAATGTACGATGGTTAGGTGCGGTAGCCAAGCCTTTATCGTTTGCTGGTGTAAGATAAATTGGGGGATTAAAAATAGAATCTGAAGGAAATTCAACAATAGGGTAAGATTTAGTGTTTAATTTTCCTTCTAATTGAGATGCAGTTGCAACATCTTCATGAGCATCCACCATTATATACGGTATCTTCATAAAATTCAATGCACCTTTTAGAGATTGACAATGTTCGCAGTATGGTAGTGTATAAACAACAATTGTTTTTTTCCCTTTTTCTTTATTCATTCCTTTTCTTTTCTAAAATTTTTATTTTATTTTTGAAACTTATGTTTTTATATGTTTCGGGGTCCACAAGGTAATAAAGAAATTTGGCTAATCCTACCCTTTTTGCAATTTTTCTAAAAAAATGTTTGCTTTTTTAATTCCTTCGTCATAATTATTCTCTTTAAACATAGGAATTATATCTTCCCTAAGACCTTTAATAACTTCATTAAGTTGGGAAGTGCTAAAACTTTTAAATACTGGTTCTCCATTAGTTCCCTTTTCAAAAATAGGATCATAAGCAATTAAGGCAATATCTAATAAACCTTTTTGGGCTTGAAGTCCATTATGGAGCAGAGGAGAAAACTTGTCAATCATTTCCTCTAAATCTTTATCAACATTCATAACTTTTATTTAATAAATTCAATTGTAATAGAAGAAGAATAATAAGGCATACATTCATACCCGTAATGATCCTCAGATTCAAATAAACTAATATATGTTTCAGTACTCACAGACTCTTTTTTAGTGTGTTTCCGGAAATTGTGATATCCGTTTATACATATATACTATCTTGCTTTTAGCGTAACTAATATGCTGTCCTTCACGTGATATCTACCGTCATAAGACACGTCTATATAAATTTTAACACTCTCGCCGTTAATTATAGATTGGCGCGGAATTGGGCCCACCATTTGTTTAGTCCAGAGAGGGAGCGTAGTTGGCTTATACTCATGTTGATACCCAACCCGTGTTGAAGGTGGGATAAGACGTACAGAAGTAGGATAAACATAATAAACAGGATAATCATGAAAAATACCGTCACTATAATTCCAATGCTTGTCGGTACTAAAATAAGCCCTAATATTAGCTTCGCCATTATATTTCTGGTTTTCAGCCATGTCGGTAGATTCTGCATAAATTTGTGTGTAAGTGAATGATGACAAAGTATCCAATTCAACAGTTTGTTTATATGAATCCTGAATACCATCTAAAGTAAGGTAAACTTCTCCGCGTTCGGCACGTTGAGGTTTGAGGTATAATTCATTATCTTCTTCTATTGTACAAGAAGTACATGATAATGCTATTAGGATAGATATTAGTATAATTAATATCCACCCTCCAATTGACTTTTTTGTTTCTCTATCTATGTTCATAACCTTTATTTTTAACTACAATATAGGGAATTCGCTTCCCATTTCTCATCATCTAGAAATTGATCTAAATGAGTTTCCCAATGCATTCTATATTCGTATCCACTGGGAAATGTTTTATCACATTGACTACATTTTATACTATCTCTAACCATTATATAGCGGAAATTAAACTTAATGATGCTTTAATTTTTCCACCTATAGGATCTTTTAAAAGAACAGTTTTTCTATTTATTTTAAGAATTTTATATTCCCCCGGCATAGCTTTCTTATGGTTTACATTAACCAATTGACCAACACCCATTTGTGAAACGTTTCTAATTGATTTAGATTCGAGCACAATGTTAATTTGTCTTTTTAAATTTTGTAATTCAACAACTGAATAATCGTTTAATTCTGAATAGTTTATCATAACCTTTTGTTTTTTAAGAGTGAGTAATATGTTGATCTAAATTCCATTGTATCATTTGAGTTAAATCCTCTTCAGGATCTCCTAACTCGTTCCATTCAAATAAAATAGATTTGGATAGAGCATATATATGATTGTTTGATATTTCTGGAACTGTTTCATTATTTAATTGCTTTGATGCAATCATTCCTAGTATTTCGGATTGGATAAAATCTAGTAATCTTTCTTCTTTTGTCATAACCTTTATTATTTCTTATTTATACGTAAATATACGAAGGCTGCCTGTGGCAGCCAAATTTTCTCGCATAAGTCTTTAATTACTTTATGGGCAAGTACCCCAAGTTGGTTTATTAGCTTCAGATAGTGATGAATCATCTGAAAAGAAAGGTGGTTCGGATGAAATATTAGTAACACACCATCCTGATAAGTCTTGATTAAAAGAAGTAGCG